CAATGTAGCGAATCAGGCGGGTTTCCATGCCTATGAACTGTAAGAACCAAATGGCTGTGGCATCACTCCACCCAAGGTCAAAGATAGCGTGAACGGGCTTAGTTGCGTCATAGTTTACTTTGGTAATGCGCCCATCTAACTCTGCCATTTGCATTTCTTTGGCAAAGATAGCCCCATCTACCGTCTGTCTGCATAAACCTTCCCAAACCACGTTATAAGCCTGTGGATCACGGTGTTTAAGCGCATCCTTCTCAAGTTTCAGCGTTTCAGGAAACCACGGGTTATCTGACCAATTTACCTTTTGGACGATGCAGTTCTCAGGCGGGTTTAGCACAAACCTTTGGTAAGTCTCATCAGTTTCCAATTCGGGGTTGAACGTAATCCATATTTCTGAGCCTTCTTTGCGGATAGTAGGGATTAGCACGTTCCAAGACATACGGCTAGTTGTCTGCGCTTCCTCAACCCAACACACATCAACGCCTTCATAGGACTTGACATTAGCCACATTGTTCTTCAGGCCGACAAAGCTAAACTCTGTGCCATTCTTTGCCCTGATTGATGCCTGAGTGATTTCATAGAACCCAAGCAGCCCTAATGCTTCTATCTGATCGCATAGCAGCTTGTGGACTGAATCTTTGATGGATGTTTGGAATTCACGGGCGCAAAGCACTCTAATCGGGGCTTGAGCGCCTTTAATCAGTAACGCCCTAGCAACCCCCCAAGACTTTGCCCCGCCCCGTCCACCGTAAAGAACTTTATAACGTGAGGGCTTAAACAGGCACTCTAGCTTGAGTGGAAACTCAGCCTTTGCGATTGCTTGGCTTACTTCACTCACTTGGCTTCACAAACGTGACTTGAATGCCCGCCAACAAGGGTGCGCCATCAGCGCCCGTGATTTCTTGTTTCACTTGCTCACGGTACTTCTTGGGGAATCGTGCAGCCATTGACCTTGACCAAATCGTTGCGTTGATCTTGTCGCTTTCTTTGTTCTCAATCATGTGGGTTTGGGCAATATCTTCCCACCATTGCAGTTCAAATTCCTTTGCCATGTCCAAGGCGTGTAAAAATTCTTCGTGCTGATCACGCCAATTGTATAAAGTTTTAGTTCCAACGCCCAAAATAGCACCAATGGCTTCAACGCTCTTACCGATCTTCCCCAATGCAATCACTTCCTCACAATATTTGGGATCGTAGAGGGATGGGCGACCAACGGGGCGTTTTTCGGTTGTTTCAGTCATTTAATGGCTTGGTTGTTGCGTTCTAGGATTGCCATGTGGTTTGGATCAAACACCACAAAGTTTTTAGTTCCTACGTTTTTATAAGCGGTTTCAAACCCTTCGGCTTGTTTTTCAGCAATATATTTGTCGGCTTGTTCTTTTGTAAGAAATTGATTTGAAGCGTATGGCTTGCCTTTTACGGCTATAGACACTTCATGGGGTGAAAAACGGCTTTTCTCGTCCAAATACTTTACGCCACGAATCCCTGCGTCTTGCATGATTTTGCGTCCAGCTTCGTCTTTGCCCACTTTAGCCAATAAATCACCGCCAAGGTCATTCATGTCTATTCCCAAGGATTTGGCTAAGTTACGCACAACAATTGGTTGTTCCTTTATAGGCGCATCCCAATCAAGCATTCTGCGAATATGTGTGTCAGGCAAATCTACCTTATACACATTACCTTGATAATTTTTAGCAGTATCAATTGAAGATTTAATTTCAGCATCATTGATTTTAGGAAATAGCTGCTTTAATCTTTGTGTGACTGTATCCTCGCTTTTGGTTGCATTAAAAACTTTCAATGCAACATTTTCAGGTGTGGCTTTTGGCCCCATGATGTTTTTTGCGTAATCTTCGGCTACTTTGGGGTTTTGGGCAACATATAAACCAGACCCATAAGCCTGTGCGCCCTCACCCGTTCCCAACTTGCTTAAATCAAACTTTTGAAAAATATGGGGCGATCCATGCCATGTGGTCATTCCTATGGGGTTGTAAGCGCTAGCCATTTGTTGTGCTAACGCCTTGGTCTTTGGCCCATAGTTAATACCTTCTACCTCGGTAGCCTCATAAAGCTGATCCCTAGCCGCATTTGCCCTGTCCATCCCATAGCCAGCCATTTGTTGCAGACTAGCGCTTGGGTTGCGGATAAAGTCAGACCCCTTGCGTTTAGCAGAGTCGATGGCGCTATAAATGTCGGCTAATGTAGGCATAAGTCACTTTTTCAAGGATTTAGCCTAAATTTTAATCGCTTTGACCGTCTGAGGCTACTTCAATTTGTTTATCAAGTTCAGCCAACCAATAATTGCAGTCTTGCAGCGCACCGTTGATCATGTGCAGTTGGACTTCTAATTGTTTACCCTGAGTCATCAAGGTTTCAATTTGCTTGTTGATTGCTTCTTTGTTCATGTTAACAGTTCCAATTCTTTAATGATGCTTTAGCCCGTTCAGCTGGGCCTTTTGAGTTCTTTACAACGCCTTCCATCCTAGCGCAGAAACTTGCCTTGCGTCCCTCATCCTTCTTGGTCTTGGGGTTTGGGGCGGGCGGTTTTAGGTTAGCGTTGTTCTTTGCGTTGTATTCAGCACGGCCTTTGGCGGTCATTCCCGCACCCTTTTCTGTGGGGTTATAGGTCTTGTCCTTGCCCGTTGTCTTGTGTGGGATGGGTTTGTCGTGCTTTGCCATGATTATTTCTTTGCCGTTTTAGCGGATTGCTTGAAAGCAGCGGCAGTAGGTGCGCCCTTTGAACCAACGGCTCTCATGCGCTCTACGGGCTTGCCCTCGGCTTTTTGTTGCTTGATGCGTTCTTGTTTAGCGTGAATATTGGCATAAAGGCCAGGTTTACTTGCCATGATCATTCCTCCATTACAAAACAAACATCTTGCCAACTCATCTTGAGTAAGCGCTCGTCATTGTGCTTGATTTCTTCAAACTTTAGGTATTCGTCTTTGTATTGTTTGGCAAATGTACCAAATGTGATGCGGTCACCGACATTTAAACCTTCAGCTTCGGCTTCAGGGCCTACCGCAACCACCACCCCACGGCTATCAGCTTCTGCGGATTGAATGATCAATGTGTCGCTTAACGTGCGCTTTTCGGGGCGCACAAGTATTTTGTCTCTCAAGGGTTGCAAGTTCATTTTGCATCCTTTGCGGGTCTGCCACGCTTCTTGGGAGAAAAAGCACCCGCCTCTTGGACGGGTGTAACATCCTCTGTCTCAAGGATGGCAACTAATTCAAACTCACCGCACCACTCGGTGTGATGGCGGTTTTGGAAAGTGGGGTAGCGTCTGCATTGCCCCATCTGACCTATGTCATTAAAGTAAACACAAGCCTTACAATTCAAAGTAGACATTTCAAATCCTTATCATTTGTGATGTTTAGAAGCCCATTCAGTCGTGCATGACTGCTTGGGTTTCGCTTTTTTTAGCGGTACTCTGATTTGGTTTTAGTGTAGCAAATGCCGTTGGTGCGACCAGTATTGAACTGATGATCAGCACCCATCTTATCTTCTTTACCCATAGCCACGCCACCACGCATTTTTTCCATGCGCTCGCCTGTACGGTCAGACGATTCAGCACCTTTGGGGGGTGTTGCGCCTGTGGTGCTTTTAGCCATCGTTGTATCTGCTTTTCCCATGATTTTTCCTTGCAAAGAATTTATGGTTTTGACTTTATGTCCAATGTGGCACAATGTCAATCACCATTTTAACAGGATTTATCATGGCTTCAAAATTTATCATCACGCCCGCAAAATCTAAAACTCCCCGTGAGCCTATGCACTATGAAAAGGTTTCTGAGCATAGACAAGAAATGTCACGCATTAAGGCTGTGGAAAAGGAATTGAAGCGCCATGAGTCTTTGGGCATGGACAAGGCTCACAAGGGTAAATGAGGGATTGGCACTTCGGTAGGCCAACGGTCACCAAGTGCCTCAATCGTTGCTTTGTGGGCTTTTTGCCACATTTCTTTGCGCTCATATTTGGATAGATGCGCCCCTTGGTCAATTTCATAATGGCATTTAAGGCACAGGGCAGCCACTAAGTTGTCATCAGCCTTGATGCTTTTTCCCTTACCACCACCCCAATTGCTATGAGCCGCCTGAACGCCATTGTCCATGCCACAGTTTTGACAGGAAAGACCCGCCACTAGCTTCAGTAGCTTCTGACTTCTCACATATTGGTGTTTCAAGTATTGCATATTCTTTGGTGTAAAACTTGTGGTTATTGGCACATTGGCGCTTGCGGCTGACAAATTCGGGGTTTGATCGGGTATCCAAGACTTTCAGTTGTTCAGACCCACAACGGGGACACATCATGCTTCTATTCCCTTTTCAGCCATCCAAGCCAATAACCATTCAATAAACTCTGAGCCTTCCTCAACGGTGAATTTGTGGCTCTGTAAACCTAATTGGACAACCCGTTCACCGTCTAGGCTTGGGGCAACCTTGCCGATCTTGCGCCCTGTCTCATGCGCCCATTGGTCAATCAACAATCTTTTCCAATCGTCTGATGACCAAGCAGACCCTGCCGCTTTCATTTGTTTAGCAACCAAATCAATCAAACTATGAAACATGGCATTTTGGTCTGAACTGCGTGTGGCTTTTTTAACTTCCAAACGCAGCTGCTTGCCCGCTTGGAGTGTTTCTTTGATTTTGGGCCACAAGTCTTTTAGGACGGTGTGGGCCTGTTGGCTGTTGTGCAGGGTGTAAATCATGCTTGCCTCACCATAACTTCAACCTTTGCCACTTCCCCGTAAACTTTTGTGGCGTGAATTGATGTGATTTGCGAATCCGATAAAAAGACAATTTTGTCCATGCCATCGCATATTGCTTTAACCACGTTATCCAAATCGGGCTTTTTGGTGTGTTTCTCAACATCGCTTAAACAAGCCTCTGTGCGTTTTTTTGAGTATGAGGCGGGGACGGGAAAGGTAACGTAAATAAACGCTTCTAATGCCCCTTCTAAGGCTTCTGAAGCACCCATTGCCGCCTTTGCCATCATTCCAACCTCGGTTTCATAGGTTTTTGTCTTTTCAGGGGTATAAGCAACGGGAAATTTTCCCCTTGTGGAAAACCTTGGTCTGCCTTTGGCTACGGGATGCCCGTAAACCGTAAACATGATTGAAATCATTTCTTATCCTTTTGTTCGTTCATGCGCTTGCGTAAGTCATCGGCAGCCGCTTGACCACGTTTCTTGGCTATGTCGGCTAGGGTTTGTTGCCACCAATATTGGGCTTCGCCCCGTCCTTCTTCCAAGACTTTCTTGCGGTAACGCCTCACCCATTCCACCGCTTCGTTGTTCTTCATAATCTCCCGTAAGTTCAAGCGCTCTTGTGATGACAAATTGGCTAAATTGTTGGCCCTCTTTGGCTCGGTTAAGGATTGCCGTTGCTTCATAATGAT